CGCGCTGATGCCGTCCATCTTCGGCGGGTACGAGGGCAAGCTGATCGAGGCGATCGGCCTGCCGGTCGGGAAGGCGATCAGCGACACCCTGGCCGCGATGGCCGGCCAGGCCCCGCGGGACATCTACCGGGGCGCAAGGGGCGGCGAGTTCGCGCCGGCCCAGGCCCCGGCCGGCCAGGACGTTGTGCCGTCCCCGGACCTGCACGCCCTGGATGAGGCCAAGGCCCGGGCGGCGCAGGACATGGCCGGGATCACCGCCGCCCTGCACGTGACGGCCACCCCGGTCAAGATCCCCGGCCCGGACCTGTCCGCGCTGGCCGCCGCCAAGGCTGCGGCCGCCAGCGACATGTCCGGGATCGTCTCGGCGATGCGGGGCGCGGTGGGCCCGGCGACGTCGGCCGGCTCGGCGATCGGGGCCGGGCTGGCCGCCGGGATCGCCGCCGGCGGCGGGGCGGCCGTGGCTGCGGCCCACGTCCTGGCCGGCGAGATCGAGGGGGCGCTGAAGGTGTCCCTGGCGATCCACTCCCCGTCCGAGGTCACGCAGGAGATCGGCGGGCAGGCCGCGGCCGGGCTGGCGCTCGGCCTGGAAGGCGGCCACGCCGCGGTGAACGCCGCCGCCACCGCGCTCGGGAAGACCGCGGCCACCGCCGCGGACATCGCCAGCATCGACAAGACGATCGCGTCGCTGAAGGCGGACGTGCCCGGGGACAGCGGGCTGGTGAAGTGGCTCACCGCCGAGCAGGGCAAACTCCAGGGGCTCGCCAGCCAGCGGGACACGCTGGAAGCCGCGATGACCGACGCCGGGACGATCACCCAGGCCGCCATCGCCGCCGCCGACATCACCCAGGCCGGCTCCTACACCGGGGCGATGGCGGCCGGGCCGGTGGGCGCATCGACGACGATCCAGGGGATGCAGCAGATGCTCGCCGACAGCCAGGCGTTCGCCCAGCAGGTCGCGCAGCTGCAGAAGATGGGCCTGAACGCGACCAGCCTCAACCAGATCGTACAGTCCGGCGTCACCACCGGGCTGCCGGTCGCCGAGGGCCTCACCCAGGGCGGCCAGTCCGCCGTCACCCAGGCCAACCAGCTGGAAGCGCAGATCCTCGCCTCGGCCCGGCAGCTCGGCAGCGCCGGCGCCCCGGCCATGTACCAGGCCGGCCTGGCGGTCACGCAGGGCCTGGCAGCCGGGCTGAAAGCGGACCTGTCCCAGATCGACACGGCGCTGACCACGATGGCCACCCAGGTGGTGGACATCGTGAAGAAGAAGCTGAAGGTCTCCTCCCCGTCGGGCGTGTTCGCCGAGATCGGCGCCGCGGTGCCGGAAGGGTTCGCCCTCGGCGTCGACACGGGAATCCCGCTCGCCGAGGCCGCGGTGCAGCGGATGGCCGCCGCCGCAGGATCCGCCCGGGGCCCCGCGCCCGGGTACGGGCCGGCCCCGGGAGCGTACGGCGGCGGCTGGGGCGGCAGTGCCCCGGTCGTGCAGGTCACCCACAACCACTCGTGGAACATCCAGGGCAGCCTGGTCCACCAGCAGGATGTCGGCGACTGGATCCAGCAGGTGGTCCTGCAGCGGGGCAGCAGCAACTGGCAGCAGGGCATGGTCTACGCCGGGCGGGCCCAGTAACACCGCGCGCCGCGCCTGCGGCAATTCTTGCTCCCTCGGTCCCCGGAACCTGCGCACCCCGGTTATCTCGCCGCACCCGGGGCCCGCCGGTTCCCGCACCGGGCCCAGGCTACCGGGCGGCCTCCCCCCGGGCCTGTCTGCTCCACGGGCCTCATCTTCCCGCCCTTCCGGGCCGCGTCCCGGCACGCCCGCGTAAAGGAGTCACCCCATGGCGCAAGGCAGAGGATACCCGGTTACCTCCGGCCCGGTCGCCGTCACCTCGACGACCCAGACCGCCGTCCTGTTCGCCACCGCGTCGTCGACCTCGGCCGACTTCGGCCTGGACTTCATCGAGTAAAAATCGCGGAGGGGGGAGGGCCTGTGGCAGCCGACCCGCCGCGCGCCGACTTCTGGATCGCCTGGTCCCTCCCGGAAGGCGGGTCCGGGCATGTGGGGGCGTGCGCGGCGCACCGGGCGCACACCGAGGCGATGCTGGCCGCCCAGGGGATGACGGTGCGCGCCGAAGCGGTAAGGCCGGATGATCCCAGGCTACTCGGCTGCAAGGGGCACCTGGAGTCCTGGCCGGCTTCCTGAACGGGGAGGGGCGCTAGATGCCGCTGCTCGTCCAGGACGCCTCCGGTGAGATCACCTCCGGCACGTCCCTCACCGTCACCCTCGGCGCGGGGACGACGGCGGGCAACTGCCTGGTCGACGCCGTCGGCGCGTCCCAGGCCACCACCAACCCCACGGTGTCCGGGGTCACGCTCGGCGGCTCCAGCACTAATGCTGTCGACGCCAAGTCGGTCAACAACAACGCCGACACCGACGCCGAGATCTGGATCATCTGGGACATCGCCGGCGGTCAGACATCCGTCGTAACCAGCTTCACCGCCGGGTCCGGCAGCATCCAGGGCAACGCTGCCACGGTGATGGAATGGTCCGGCGTCCAGAACACCTCGAACCCGGTCGACAAGACCGCAGGCAACACAGGCGCGTCCGCGTCACCGTCGTCGGGCGCCACCACCACGCTGAGCCAGGCCAGCGAGCTTGCCATCGGGGTGGTCTCGCAGTCGGGCGGCAGCGGGGACACGATCACCGGGCCGTCATCGCCGTGGACGAACCTGGCCCAGGAAAACGCCAGCACCGGCGTCGGCATCATGGCCGGCTACCAGGTAGTGTCGTCGACTGCGGCGGTCACGTACTCCGTGACGCTCGCCAGCTCCGCCGCCTGGGCCGCGGTCGTCGCCACGCTGCTGGCAGCCGGCGGCGCTGCGACTGCCGTGCCCGGCCTGCGCGGCCCGGCAGGACCGGCCCGGGCCGCCCGGCGCCGCGGCGGCTGGACAGCCGGGAGCCCGGGCGGCCTGGCGCGTAACCCGGCGGGCGGGCCGGTGTTCCGGCAGGCACCTGTCCCGGCCCGGTCCCGCGTCCCGCAGGCGGCCCCCCGGGGCCGGGTCACGTCGAATCCGGGCGGCCCGGTCGTCAACCCGGTCGCGGGTGTCGGCCCGGTCTTCTACCCGGCCCGCCAGGCGGCCCGGATCCGGCCGTCCATGCCGCCGCGGGGCCGCACATCCGGCAGCCCGGGCGCCCCCGTCCGCAACCCCGTCCAGGGCCCGGCGGCCCGGCAGGCACCTGTCCCGGCCCGGTCCCGCGTCCCGCAGGCCGCTCCCCGGGGCCGGGTCGCGTCGAACCCCGGCACCCCGGTCACGCAGCCGCCGGCGTCGGTCGTCAACCAGTGGGCCGTCAGCACCGCCCAGCCGTCCGCCCTGCAGAACATGCCACCCGCCCTCCAGAGCAGCGTCATCGCGCTGAACAGCAGCACCAGCGTCGGCGGCGGCACCGGGACGCCGACAGAGGGCAACTGGCTGTTCTGCCTCGCCGGGTGGAACCAGGACGGCCTCACGGCGGCCACCGTGGGCGATAGCGACGACATCCACTCCTTCTGGCGCCCCGGCAACGTCTGGACCTCGGACTGGGCGGTGTCCACCGCGTCGGCGAACACCCGGACGAGCATCTGGTACACCCCGAACATCGCCAGGGCCGCGCAGGACGTGTACTGCGCCCCGAACGGGCTCATGGCAGGCATGGCCGTGCTCGTCATCGAGGTATCCGGCCTCGGCCCGTGGGACACCGTGACCGGCATCTACACCAGCTACGCCGCGGCGGCGGAGAGCCTGGGCTTGTCGCTGGCCGCCCCGTCCGCGCAGGCGTTCCTGGTCGCCGCCTGCTGCGGAGACTCCGACGCGGTGTCCCAGTCGCTGGCGCCGGCCGGGTGGACGGCCCTGTCCACGGTGACCGCGACGAACGGCACCGACCACACATGCGACGCCGTGCTCACCTCCGCCTGCGTGATCACGTCGGGCTCGGTGTCGGTGAGCGCCACCACGTCCGGCGCGTCGGACCTGTCCGGGGCCATCATCGGCGTCCTGGCCAGCGCACCTTCGCCGATCCCGGCCACAGCCAACCCAGGCTGGGCGGGGCGGACGGTGCTGGAGTTCGCGCCCGGCGGCGGCTTCGAAACCCCGCCGGACGAGCTGACCTGGGTGGCGCTGTCCGACTCGGCGTGGACCAGCCAGGCGCAGGGGTTCAAGCGGCTGTGGTCGTGGGCGGATAAGGCCAGCATCCCCTACGGGCTCGGCCAGTTCCAGTCCGGGTCCGGCGCCGCCCAGCTCGATAATTACGACGGCAACCTGTCACCGTCGAACCCGGGCAGCACCTGGTACAGCACGGCACTCAACGCCAACATGAGCTTCCAGTCCGGTGTCTCACCCTGGACCGCGAGCAACGGCGCGGCGCTCACCCAGTCGGGCACGTACGCCTACGCCAGCTCCCAGGCCGCCTCCGCGCTGTACTCCCTCGAGGTGACCCCGAACGGGTCGACGGCCCTGCCGGGCGCGGTGTCCGAGGAGGACACGGTAACCGCCGGGTCGGCGTACTCCGGGTCGGCGTGGTTCTACTCCGCGGCGGGGTGGGCTACCGGCGCCGAGGTAGCCATCCGCTGGCTGAACTCGTCCGGCGGGACGATCTCCACCTCGGCCTCCAGCGCGACGGCGATCCCCGCCGGGACGTGGACTCAGGTCACGCTGCTGGACCAGACCGCCCCCGGGGGGGCGGTGGGCGCGGAGCTCATCGTGCAGTTCGCGGGCACCCCGGCCGCTTCGGCGCCGTTCTGGGTCGCCGAGGCGGCCCTGGCCGCGGGCGCGTCGGCGGTGACCACCGGGCTGCTGACCGCGGGGGTGCCCATCCGGCTGCGGCTGGCCCTCGGCACCTACGGCGGGACCGCATACAACAGGTGGTACGCGATCGGCCGGAACGCGAACTCGTGGCCGGAGAAGCGCACCACCAAGTCCTACCGCGGGTACGTGGAGACCGGGCTGACGGACATCTGGTCTGTCGGGTCCGGGACGTGCCCGACCCCGTACCGGGCCGAGGTCGAGCTGGACGACCCGTACGCGTGGTGGCCGATGGACGACCAGGCCCTCCAGGGCGGCGTGCTGCCCACCACGCTGCGGAACGCCGCGACGGGGAACACGCACACCCTGGCGATCACCGCAGCCCCGGGCGGGGTGTCGTCCCAGGACGCGTACTCCTCTGCGTACGGCGACGCCGGCGGCGGCGCCGGAACCGACCTGACCGCGATCACCACCACAGCCAACCCGGCGGTCGCCTCCTACGGCGTGGGCCAGATGTCCGGGTGGATGTACGGCGACCCGCAGGTCGCCCCGCAGTCCGCGCAGACCGGCAACCCGGTCACCGCCCAGCCCGGGTCGTCCGCGTGGGCCCAGGCCGGCGAGCAGGGCGACACCGGCTCCCACGGCTGGGTCCTGATCGTCAACGACACCGGCTTCCCGGCCCTGTCCGGCGGGGTCACCGTCGAAGGCTGGTGGAACTACGCGTTCGCCGGGACGCCGACCGGCATCGACAATGAGGGCACCTTCTACAACGTCGCCGGGCAGCCGTACTGCCCGCTGACCCTGTTCGAGCTCGCCACGTCCTCCAACCCGGTGTGCGTCCTGCAGCTGGACATCAACGGGCACCTGGACCTGATCACCTACGCCGGGTCGACGGGGACGTCGCACACCATCTACTCCTCCTCCGACCTGCGGTGCAACGCCTGGTTCAAGGTCAGCGTCCTGCTCACCAC